TTGATATTGATCTGAATACTGCTTGTAACGCTCTCGCGCGACTGTCACTTGATTCTCAATGTCTTGTATCTGTGCCGCCTTTTGTGCTTCTGCCTCTGATTTTCTGATTGCTGCCAGTTGCTTTTCAGCGTTCACAGTCTGCCCTATGGTCTGAAGATATTTTACAGCCGCCACTTCCAGAGCTGATTGTGAGGCAATGATGGACGAGTCAGCTTCTTGACGGTCTAAACGTGCTTCTAGCAAGTCCACTTCTACTTCACGCAATGACTGCGCAATATTTGTTTGATTTTGCAACTTCGCGTTGAAATCCTCGATTGATTTCTTCGCCTGATCGTCAAACGCTTCTTTGAGCTTGTCGCTCATGTCCTCCATCGCCTCGCCTGTCACAGCGGAAGCGACAGCCATGTCGTAGAACACTTTTGCAGCAACTGCACCGACGCCGATGAGAGCGCCAACAATGGCTCCCTGCGGTCCGAAGATACTCGCAATCTGCGTGCCTTGCTGCGCCAAGATCGTGACCGCGTTCGTTCCCATCTGCGCCTGCACCGCAATGTCCTGAGCCTGTAAGCCAACTTGCCCAGCCATCTGACTGCGCCTACTTGCTGATTTTGCTGTAGCTTGTTCTACTTGCGCTTGAGCTTTTTGCTCCGCTTTGACTCGCTTCGCTGCTTCCGCTTCTGTCGCTGCGGTCTTTCGTTGTTCCTCCCGAACTGCTGCATCAGCCGCTTTTTGTGCTGCTTGCTCGGCTTTTAGTGCCGCTCTTTCTTCGGCAGAGATTCTTTTCTTGCTAGTCTTTTCTGCCTCCTCGCCTACTTTTTTTAGACCATCTTCCGTCTGCTTTGCGCCTGTCCCGCTCGCAGTTGTGTTGATCTTAATATCGACGTTCTTCGCTGCCATGGCTTAGTATTTACCGAGGATTGTTACGTTTTGCAAGATCGAAACTCCGTTTTGCGCAAGATTGACCACGCATGAGACGCTGGAGAGCGTTTTCGAGTTGGAGATTGTCGGTGCAACTCCTGCCGTTGTGTTTGCGCTCGTTGCACCTGTGATACCTGGCGATGGCGAGCCGTTTGTGGTGACAAGTGCAAGCGTGCCGTCATTGGCTTCTGCTTGGCGCTTCGTGATGATGACGGTCGCACCTGAACTCGTGATGACATAGCGAAACGCGATGCTTGAATTTGCGTTAAGCGATGTCGCAATCTTCGCCGCGTATTGTGTCGGCGTGTCACCAGATAGCACTGCCGTCGACCCGCTCGCTGTCACGTCAACGCTCGTGAATGACCAGTTGATGTTACCAGCTCCAGTCGTTGTGCCGACACAAGTGAGCGTTTCAGATTGCACTGTGCCTGCCGCTGTCAGCCTGCCAATCGTTGCCGTTTGGCTCGCCTGTGATAGCAAGCCTTGCGGCATGTTGAGCAAGTAGTTCTCGGCGTCGGTGAGTGATGCGAATGTCAGCACGCTGTCAAAGCTGACAGTCGTGCTGGATCCACCACGGAAGAACTGATCGAACTGGTCAGCCTCGATGTATTGCACCTGCTGAAAGTTCGGCTCAGCCGAGATTGAGAAGTTGGACGTTTCGCTTCTTTGACCGTCGCCACCGGCGAGGTCGTAAGCAATCGCGCCGCGCTGGAGTCTTACGAACATGGCTTATGATACTGCGCCGATTTGGAATAGGGTGACTGGTGCGCCTGTGTTGAATGTCCGCTTGGCGCTCATGGTGAGCGTGCCGAGTCGGTTGTCACTCGCTGAGAAGTTACGCTGCAATTCAGTGACTTGAACCGCTGCACAGTCGAAGTTCAAGCCGCCTACAGTGGTGGTCGAAATGTCGAGTGCGCTCACTGCCAAGTCCTCACCTGCGCTGAGGTTGTCGAAGAACGTGTCAAAGTCGAGTTGATCGATGCCTGTCGGAATGCATGAGATGTTGCATCCGAGATTGCCCATGCTCATGTCCACCGTGCCGATGCCATCGACAAGCACTGGATTGAGCGACAAATCAAAGCTGATCTCAAAGCCTTCTGCGCTCATGAATGGATCAAGTGCTCCAAGTGTCGCGGTGTAAGGTGCGGTGTAAATCAAGGACGGATTGAATCCTGTGCCGATGCTCGCGCCAGTCGTGGTCGTGTAGTAGTCCTCGATGTTCTGTGGATCGCCACCGATCTTGAGCAATCCTGTGAACTGCACCGAGCCGAATGCGGTCTTGGTCGCGCTGCACGAGATGGTCGGCATCTGCGTGATCTGCGCGTTGAGTATCGTGTAGGTTTTGTCAGCCGATACGATGACAAGGTTCTTGTCGGTCGAACCGTAGATGCTGGCACCCATTGCAGTATTGCCATGAGGGAAAAGAACTGCGAGCGCCTCGATCTCGCCTACCGGCTCAAATTCAACAACGATGGTGAAGTCGGTTTTTGACTTGCTCACGATGCCGTAAGCGTCTGTCTCTTTGTCGAAGGTCGAGTTGGTCGTGGTAAGCACTACCCCAGCTTTGGAGTAGAATGTTTGCGAATCATAGGTGACTTTGCAAGGACCGCGAACGATGGTGGTTCTGTCGAATGTTGGCATGATGGTTTAGCGTGTTGGAGTTGTATTTTGTAGCCCCACAGGGCAGTTGAAAGTAATGATTTGTTGAAGCATCGGAGGTGTTGCGTCCTCCTGCATGGATTCGAAAGTGAGAACGCCGCCGGTGAGTGAATCGCCGTTAGTATCGACTGGTTTGTGATGATGTAGAATGCGAGCCACTGCCTCGCCGATTTCTGTTGCGCTTGGCTTTGACATGTTGCCTGCCTGCTGCCTCCAGACGCTTGGAATCTCCGAGCATGTCACCGAGAACGTCGCAGAGTCCATGTATGGACCGGGTGTGTCCGATGACGATGCCTCACTCTGCGAGAAGTTGACCATGACGAAGGCGCCTGCCTTGCTCATTGCGTTCTCAATCTCACGGTCGATGTCTTTGTGATCCTGAACCAGAACGGGAATAATCGGCACGGTGCGGAAATACGCATGATCTTTCAGCGTCTTTGCCATGCTTTCGACTATCTGACGTATGAGGCTCATGGTGATTCTGAAAAGTTCATGACAGCAGCGCCGCCATAACGAAAAGAACTGCCGCTAGTAGCAGCGAATGATTCGGCTCCGGTATCATCGGAGTCTGCGTTGTTGTTGGCAAGGTCATCGAGATAGCTGTTGGCTTCCTCAACTGCTCTGCGTCGATCATCGCCGTTAAATTCTGCGAGCGAAGGGTAGGAGTCCGTCAGCTCTTGGCGTGAGAGATTGTATGCGTGCCTGCGTGCACCTGGTGGCACATACAAGTTGGTGTTGACCACTGGTGGCAATCCACGCTTACGCCTGCCTGAGTTGACGCGTGAAGCAATGTCTTGTGCTACGCTCGTGAGGATCTCCTGCGCTTTGTCCTCGGGTGTCGGACATTCAGCAAGCAAACGGTTGAACTCCTCGGTTGAGAGTCTGTCACGAAGTGCGGAGTATGTTAGAGCGAGCCAAGCCATGATGATTTGAGTTTCAAGAATTTAGGGCGACGGAGGAAACTACCAACTCCGCCGCCCTTTGCACACAAGTTCCAACGGATTAGAACAAAAGCTTGGCGACCATGCTGCCAGTAACCGTGCCAGCCGAGGCGGTCATCGTTTGAGCGATGCGCACATAGCGGCGGGTGTTAGCTGGAACGCGGAAGCGAACCTCTTTGGCAACGATACCAGTGCCACCTGCACCAGTTTGAGTCGTGCTGATTGCTGGATCAACGGCAGCCCAAGAAGAACCGTCAGCGCTGTCTTGCAGAGCGTAGGTCACGACTTTGGTGTCGGAGATGCCAGCAGCAGTGGGAGCGGAGAGCGAGAATACTACTCGCTCGATGTCGCCACCAACTACTTGCTCAAGGTCAAATGCTGCGGTGTTAGCACCTGCCTGTGCAATCGCAACAGTGGAGGTGTAATTCTTGTCTTGAATGTTTCGGTTAAATTCGAAGCTCATGATTTGATTTAGTTAGGATTAGCTGAGGGTTTCGGTGTCAACGATAGAATCGGTGATGATGATTGGAACTCCAAAGGATTCCGTTGGCACACCGGGAAGAATGCCAGTGAAGGCTTCCTGCTTGGTGGACGGGGTTGTGTTCCGGCTGACTTGAAGCTGGAATGCGGAACGACGCGACATGAGCAAGTGAGTCGGACGCTCGCCAACTGGGAACTTGCTGAGAAGCTCGGCAATCTTGGCGTCTGTGCATCCTTTGCCGCTGTCTGCAGTGAGCTTTTTCAAACGACCGATTGCATGTTTGTTGACGCACTGGAAGCCGATCCATGCGGTGAGGTCAGCAATGAATGCTGCGTAGCGCTTGGCGTCTGCATCAACTGCGTCGCCTTCGCGGAATGGCGAGAGGTCGAAGGTCGTGCCGTTGCCGTAAACGTATTGCACGCCAGTGTTGCCTGCTTTGATGGCGTAAACCGAGGATCCAGTTGCGGAGGTTGTGCCGCCTGCATCAACAACGATGTCACTGCCGAGAGCGCTAACCAATGTTTGCAGACCGGCGAAGCCTTTCGAGCTTGCGTTGTCACCATAGATGGTTTGTGTTCCGACGGTGGTCAGAGCAGCGCGCATCACACCCATTGCCTCGATGGCTTGGAGAGCCTCGGCACCGTCCTCATAACCGCGAGCAACAGCCTTGTCGACTTCAACGCGTGCGGAGAGAATGAAGCACTCAACCAGACGTTCGGTGAAGTTCGACTTGGTTGCGTCCGTGCCTTCATTGGCTTGACGGAATGCAACGCTCGGACGACTGTTACGGGTCACTGTCTTGTAGGACGTGCCGCGGATCGTGCGAGCTGGGATGGTTGTCACCTCGGGCGAGGCACTGGCGACTTCCTCAATCAGACCGACGATGGGATCATGTCCGTTGAGCTTGGCAAGGTCTAACAGAGTTAGGTTGTTTGGCATAGTATTGTTTGTTTAGTGAGATTGGTTTTGAGCTTTGAAGGATGCTTCGACGAGTGCGAGTCCTTTGAGTTCGGTTTGTTTGGTGCCTTCGTCAGCTTTACCGGCGAGAACGGTTTCGCCGTTCACTGGTTTGGCTGGGATGGCGTTGAGAATTTCAAGATTGCTCTTGTCGGCTTTGATTTGTGCCTTCCAGAACGATTTGGCTTTGTCATCTTGCGGAGCGATGCGACCAGCTTTGACGGCTTCCTCGATCACGCTGTCAGCAGCTTTATCCTCGATTTCAGCGAGAGATGCTTTGAGTGTTTCGACTTCGCTGGCGAGTGCGTCACGCGATGCAACGACTGTTTCAAGCTCGGTCGCATGGTTGGCAGCAGCTTGGACCGCGTCGGCTTCCTTAGTCATGTAACCAGCTTCGATCTCAGCGATCTTGCTTTTCATGGCTTCGATTTCGAGTTTAGCAATTTCCATTGCTTTCTCAGGGTCAACATCCTCGGCAACAAGTCCAAGGTCGATTAGTGGTTTGATGTCCATATTGGTTTCGTTGTATGATGCAGCGATCTTTTCCATCGCCTCGAATGCTGGCTCATTGACTAGCGAGCCGATCTCACCGTGAGTTGGCAGACCTGCTGGAGTGCCGTTGGCGAGTAGAAAGTTTGGGGAAAAATAGGAGTAGTCTTTGCCCTCGATGGCGCTTTTACCTGCTTGTGTCCACTCGATGTCCAGCACAAGCCCAACGCCCGTTTCATAGCGGAACTCTTTAGGAATGAATGATGCAGGACCGGCTTTGTGATCGAAGCCTGCGAATGGTCGCACGTTGCGAGATTGGCGAGCTTGCAGGTCGCTTGCGAATGCAGCTAGGATCGACTCATCGACCGTGACCTTGCGCTTGGCAGCCTTGCCATTGACGGTAGCATGGATTTCATGCTCGCCTTCAGGGAGATATACAATGCTCTCAGCCAAAGCTTCCACTTCGGTCTGGAATGATGCACTGATGATTTCGTTCGCCATTTCGAATAGAAGATTACCACCCGATTCTGGCTTGTAATTGCTTTTTTTTAAGTAGCTCCCTCGACCTGTGCGATGATGCTTTGAAGCGCTCCATTCGCGAATGCGTTTATGTATGATTGCTCCGGTGGAAGTGCGTTCCTCCATGGCTTCTGCGTGATGGATTTCTTCAGCACGAATACCGGTTTGATACCGGTGGGAGAGTTTTCATCTGCCTGCGCTAGCACGCCCTTGACGGCGAATAGCGGGGCGATTGTTCGGCTGTATGTCCGAGCTGTGAGTCCGTGCGCCTCTGGCACGATCGGGATCGTGAGGAACTTTGCACGCCGCGCGGTGATTGTCCCGCCGGTGACTTTGTGCGAGAATCCGATGGCACCTTTGCTGCGCAGTGTCACGCCTGATCCACTCGCCCCCATGATCGACCAACTTCCTGAGACTTTGCGCCACCACTGAGTTTTTTTCCTACCTGGACCATGAGTCGGAAGCGATGGATTTTCCCATAGCCGCGATCCGTTCATGTTGTAGTATTTTTCGACGACTTCCAGAGCATCCTGAGCGCCGGTGAGAACCGCGACCTTGCGCACCGATGCCGATTGCAAGCGGATCATCGATGCCTTCACTGGATCGAGTCCTGTGGCTGTGATGGTGATTTTCATAGTTCGCGCTCCAGTGATTTGACGATTGCCGCGCCGATCTCGTTTTCGAGTGACGTTTCAAGCGCTCGTTTGTCGAGCAGGAAAAACAACTGAGGAATGCGGTCGATGACCTGCTGCACTTCGATCTGAAATGCGCCTGCGGTCATGGTGTAGCTCTTGTCGATCAGGTCAGCAAAGATCTGATCCACCGGCGAGAGCCATTGCCCCGCGACCTCACGCATCTGTTCATTTGTCATTCTCGATCTGCTTGAGCTTTGCGTTTGCCCACTCTCTGCCAGCGTCGCCGCCCCAGCCGTGCCATGCCTGCCAGCCTTTGCCCTTGTCGCCCCATGTCTCGCCCTTCTTGTCGATCTCATGGCGAGCGAAGAATGAAACCATGCGCTTGACCGTCTCTGCTGATAGCTCGGAACGGTTGGAGATGTCCCTTGCCCGTGCGATGCCCACTGAGGTCATACCTCGCTCCGATGCTGGCTTCTGTCGGCGAATCTCAAGCGCATCCTGCGCTGCCTTCGCCATGTCCTCGGTCGGTCTAAAATCGATGTCAGCGCGTGCCGCCTCGGTGACCTCTGGCAACAATGGAAGCGGATCTTCGACTTCGCCGAATAATGCCTCACCCTCTTGCGGTTCTTCGACTCCGAGTTCGTTGTAGATCCATTTGTTCGAGACCGGCAGACCGATGTCCTTGGTCACGATCTTGATGCGCTCGGCGATTGCCTTCTCATCTTTCGGCTTCGGAATCACGATTTCAGCATAGGGCATGTCCTCGCTGGCAATGCCTGCGCCGTAATTCATACGAACGATTGATGGAATCAACTGTGTCGTGACTACCTGCCCGATCCATGTCGCGACCGCTTGTAGAATGTCGCCGCGGACCGTTGCATGCACGTCGCCAAGCGCTCGGCTTCCGCTGCTGCCCACGTCCGTGGTCAATGTCTGACCGAGCATGAGAATATCACAAGCTTTGTCCGACTCGTTCATCAGAGCCACCTGTGGCAGCGATTCACCACCTTTGATGCCGTCCATGATCGAGAACTTAACACCCGGTCCTGTGACTGCATAGCCGCTGGTGCCGATGTTTTCGAGCATTTCCTGTGCCTTCATCATTGCCTCGTCGCTGCCGTCTGTTTCCGCATGTCGCCACGGGATCGAATACAACTGCGCGTATTGCATGAACCAGCCCAGCCCGTAAATTGCACCGAGCCAGAACTTCGTGAGCGCTCGGAGGTTTGCCGAGTGGATTGGATGACATCCCCCTTGCTGCCAGATTGCAATCAAGAACTTGTCGGGCGGGAAGTCGATGAGCGTGTCGTAGTTCACTCCGTTCGGTGCCATCATGAGCCTGTCAATCTCATTCGATGCTGATGGATAGGCGAGATACTTCGCAGGCACTGGAGCGTAGCAACGCGGTGAGACGATGCCGTTCTCGGTGTGCCATATGATTTCTACCACGCTGATGCCTTTCGCGTAGGCGTCAATCAGCGCCTTGATCATGCCCTTCGTGTCGAGTTCCCAATGGCTTGGGCGCGGTGCATACGATTCAAGCGCTCGTTCTACTGTCTCGTGGATCTGCAATGCCTGCGGTGTTGGCTCCTCGGCACCTTCGCGAATACCTGGCTTGATCTCGATGTCGAGCGCCGTCACGTTGCCAGCGACTTCGTTGATGCACTTGCGCAGACGCGACCAAGAATCAACCATCATGCGGAACAGTCGATCTTGATCTTCCAGCTTGCCGGTGCGCACGTTGCGCAGAATGCTACGCACCTGCTCGGGTGTTACATTGGCGAGGTCATAGTCCTGCGTGCGGTAGGAAGCTGGCAAAGGCGCTACGATGCCCTTTCGTTCGTCTGCGGTCATGGTGAGCATGGCAATAGCACGCAATGCAGCCAATGGCAAGCTCAAATTTACAGAGCGTTAAACCCTCTGACCGTTCGACTGGCGAATGTGTTCCTCGATGTGGTAACTGATGCCGCGCCCGTCATGGCTCCGCTGATGCGACTGCCTAGTGCAATGCAAGCAAGCAATGCGTCGGCACGGTCCGGTGACTTCATGCTTTTCGCTGCCATCTTTTCCTTTGATTCGACGCGCAGCTTGCCCGTTTCATTCCATTCGCTTTTCCGCGTGGTGATCTGCGAGAACGTCATCGGATCGAGTTCTCCCACGTGTATTCTCCCGCGCTCTAGCTCACGACTAGCAACGTGCCAGACCTGCGCGATGAGATTCGCATATTCGTCCTTCTCGCTCGGTGGTTTGCCTCCGTGGAAGCGGTTGATGTGCCAGCCCATCTCAGCGAACTGGTCGCAGAAGCCGGTGCCGAGTCCGTCAGCGTCACCCCATATCTGCCCAGCGCTTAGTCCTTCGGCTTCAAACATTCGTATAAACTCCCGCGCCGCCTGCACTGTGTCCCGTTCCTGCCATGCTCGGACGATGCGTGCATGATTCCCGCGGCGAATTGCCAGAACGTTTTCATCCCGTCCTGCTGCGAAGTCACAGAACGCTACGATCTCACCGTGAGCGTTTGGTTTCGGCTGTGCATCCAGTGCATTGCGCAGTAGATCGGGAGCTAGCACCAAGCGATCGAAGTCCTCGGTGAACTCGGCGAGATGCTTTGAGCGGTAGAGCGGGTGACTCTCGCCATATTTCAGGCGGTCCAGCTCCCGCTTCTCCGCGCTGATGTGTGCGCAGTCTGTGGATGGCACGCGAATCGTCTTGTAGAGGCTGGAGTTCTTGTGGAACGAGTCATAGAACTGACCCCGCGGCGCTCCAGGCGATGACACCCAAAGTTCGAACTTCCGCGTGCATCGGTCGAACGCTTCAAAGATAGCGTCTGGCACCGTCTTGGCTTCGTCAATGATCAGGAATACTGGATCCACATCGCCGCCGATCTTCGGGTGATGCCCTTCCGCTCGCCCTGAGTTGTCGGTCGAGAATCCGAAAGCATAGCCACCCTCGGGTGTGCGAAGCTCCTCGCTCATGAAACGCCAATGCGGGAAGCGATGCTGATAGACCTTGACCGCGCCCCAGAGCTGCTTCTCGATCTGCATCCATGATCCACTCGTGAAGATGCACTGTCCGCGCGGGAACTCATGCAGGAACCAGAGCACAAGCGGAGCCACAAGGCGCGCCGTTTTGCCGCTGCCGTTCGCCGCGACTACGCTTGTCGGTTGTTCCATCGCGACCGACTCCATGGCTTCGCACTGCCAAAGGTATGGCACGATGCCGAGAACTCGGACGCAGAATTCTGTCGGGGTCATTTTTTCGCTTTGCCTCTCGCTAGTTCGACAAGATCCTTGAGACTTCCTTCTTGCTCAGGTGAGAGTGAAACAGTCGCTTGAGCGATAGGCGCGCCGTCTGGTCCGCTGATCTCTTGGCGAACCATGTCGCCGTATCGTTTCGGGTCCCACTTGGCGAGCAGCTTGAGACGTGTTTCGACTTGTAGCTTGCGATGCCCCAGCATGTCGGCACGCTTGATCCTCGGACCGTCTGGTGTGTCGGTGTGTTCGATGCCCTCCAATGGAGTGTCGGCGATCCTCAGCGCCTCCATTGCTATCGCGTCGAATCCGAGTTCTCTCGCGCGTGCGATGTCGCGGGAAAAGGTTTCGTCATTGCTCATCCAATCGCGAACCGTCGAGTCAGCAATGCCAATTTCGCGACAGATGACCGTCAATGGCGTGCCTTTTGAGATTGCGTCGAGAATCTTGTTTTTGCGCTCGTCATTCGCCAAAGTTGGACGACCGCGAACTTTCTTTCCTTGATCTTGCGAGGGTTCATTTTTTTGAGCTTGACGTGTTTTCATGGCTTAGTAAAATCTTGGTTATCACATCCTTAGCGCCTGTTTGAGCGCGTCGAGTGTTGGTTTGCCATCGCGACCGATTGCCTGCGGTCCGAGCCTGTCGGTGATTGTTTTGCGTGCCTCGTTTGCCAGTTCGGGTGTGAGGTCGTCAATGTTTGCATCGACGCCAGTGTTGAATTGCTTTCCTAAGTCAACGCCGAATTGCGCGACGTTCGGAGGTTTGACTCGTTCGCCTTTTCTGACCAGCTTTCGGCGCTCGGCTTCGGCTCGTTTGACCGGCTCTTGGATCATGTAGGAATTGAAGCCGAACGGACCCCATGGCACATCGAAGCCACCGATGTCTGCTGCGTTCTGAAATTGCCAATAGGCGAAGTCATCCCAGCGTCTCACGTCTCCTTCAGCCTCAACATGTCGCTGCCGCTTGATGCGCGCTCCCGGGCGCCGGACAAAGCGTGCCGCTGGATTGAGATTCAGCCAGTCCTCGTTGCGCATTCTGCCCTGCCATTGAGCGAATGTTGACGCTTGCTCCAGATTCGTGTTGTAGATCAGTTGTAAGCGAGCGTTTGAAACGACGTTCGTGATTTTGGTGTCCTTGTAGTCGGCGGGCGTTGCCAGTCCTTCCTGAATGAGAAACTCCGCGGAACGCTCTCGGAACTTGGCGAGTCCCGTCTCCTTGTAGGCTGTCACGATCTCGCCTGTGTTTACGTCCACGATCTCCTCTGTGGCGTCCGCTTGCCAGTCCAGCAACATGTTCCGCATCTTGTTCAGAACGCGCGCTGAGGTCACTGTGGCGCTGAAAAACGAGCGATTGCGGATTGCCGGTGCCATAGCTGACCATTCGCGCCATCGGAACCACGACGGCGTCACTTTGCGCCTTGAGAGGTTTTCGACTGCTTGCAGGAATGCGTTCATTTTGTGGAGCTGTTGAGTTCGGCGATTGCTCGTTTGCCCACCGGCGTGAGGTGGTAGGTTGACGGTCTGCCTGGCTGCTTTGTGATCATGCCCTTTTGCGTGAGGCTCCAGAGCTTGTTATTCACAAAGACTAGACCGACCTTGGCATGGTTGGCGATCTCACGCATGGTTCGACCGTCAGCGATGACGAAGATCCGAGCTTCGCCCATGCCGATGCCGAGGCTGTAGAGTTTGCTGACGATGCAATGAACCGTGGTAGTGGTCACGCAAGCAACATACAGAAAACGAAGCGGTTGGCAAGCGTGAAATCGGATCGAGTTCGCCCCTGCTCCTCGCGCCTGAACATGCGGGAGCAGAGGCATTGTTCCCGTCCATCACTCGATGGGGAGATTTTTGATTGCCGCTTGCACGGCGTCATAAGCGCTGATCATCGCTCTGGCTTTCTCGATCTTCTTGCAGTTCGACCAGACGGTGTCATGACCGGCGGAGAAAACTAGTCCGATCCGAGCGAATGTCCAGCCTCGGTCACGCATGACAGCCTGCACGACTGCTCTGGCATCTGCTGCTTCCTGTAACCGTGTCTTGGTTGTGACGATGTCAGGATCGACGCCCAGCTCGGCGCTGACGATTTCGATGATGTCGGAGATTTTCATGGTTTGTATTGCCTTGAGCATCGACTGATTACTTGATCACCGGGAACTGCTCGATGGCGTCTCCCTTTTCACGCCACCGCAGGAATCGCACCGATGTTCCAGCTCTCGCGTGGTTCCATGCTTTGATGCAGAGCGCCATCATGTATGGTTGAGACATTTTAGCCTTCGACAGTGAGTTGCCCATCAGTCGCTCGCGCAGCACATACCAAGGCGTCCCTTCCTCTAGTCCGGTGCCGCGAATGACCTTTTCGACAAACTGGTCAGCAAGTGCTGCGTCTTTTCGGCTGAAAAGGTAGTGGCAGGCATCCAGCACGCTCGGTAGAATCAAGCCTTTGGCTTTGTATGAGGTTTGTAGTGATTCCCGTGCCTCATGATACTTCTCGAGAAGTTCTTCCATTTCCGTGTTGGTATAGCTGACGGATTTGTCGGCACGTCCGGTCATATACTTGTCGGTGAGAACCAAGCAAGCCGCAAGTCGGCAGGCATTTTGTTCACCGCGAACTCCCAGCGTGTCGCCAGCGCTGCGGCGTTTTCCTACGTCTTTCGTGTCGAATACATCAGATGCCAGTCCCTCGACCACGAATGTCTGGATTGATACTCCAGAGAGCACTACGGCTGCGAGGCGGTGTTGCCCGTCGATCAGGCGATCTTCATTTATGCAGATCGTGTCGCCGTTAACTTTCCATGCTCCGCGCTTCATCTCCTTTGCTAGAGACTCAACATGGATTCGATTCATCGGACGATTTCCCGCATTCTTTTCATTCAGTATTTTTTGCGCCCACTCAGGTGTAATGGTCATTAGGTTTGCTTTCATATTGTTATATTTTGTTGGTTTTGTGTGTTGATTTGTTGATTTTTTGTTTGTGCCGCTTCCTCATGCCTTCCCACGATACTTCATAGGCTCTCTCCCATGCGGGGTTCCGATTGGCTAGCAATACCCACCAGAAGCTCCTGCGCTTGCGGAAAAGGTGCGATGCTCGCGCTTGCTTTTGTTTGTTAGTCATCGCTGACCTCCCATTTCCCAATTGCTCTTAAAAAAGCCTTGGCGCGTTGCGTTGCTGTTGCAAAGGTGTTAGATTCACATTCAGATGCAGGCAAGTTGAAAATGCAATTAACGTATGACCTTCGTTGTTCTGCTGTCAATACTTTCTCTGCTTCATGCATTGCGTTCAGGTCGTTGAGGTAGTCTGGAGGTGATCCAGAAACACCATCTGCAAAGTCGATACCCCATAGCCCAAATTGATTGCAATGCCACCCACAAGCTTCTGCGATTGCTATTCTTTGTTGTTGGTCAGTCATCGCCGCCTCCTTTCGCTTGCTCGATCAAATCCTTGATAGCTTGTAACACCTTAAATCCGTGCGCTGACTTATGCTCCTGAGGTGTAACGCCCAGTAGTTCTCCAGCGTATTGGATGAGGCTGAATGCGCCATCGCGTTGCTCTGTTACTCTGGCAATCTCGCGTTCAAGCGTTTGTATTGCCGCTTTTGCCGCTTCTCTCTCATAGGGATCACTCACTTGCGCCTCCTTTCCATGCCAGCGCATCGTGCCATGCAGCGCGGTAGCAATCGAGACGGCTCCAGCGAAAGCCATTGCCGTTTTCGATGTGAGCATGATACGCGATCTCGCAAGCGTCATCGATCTTTTTGCTGGTGTCGGCAATATGATCAACCCACTCAAGCAAGCTCTCTTTCCAGTCGTCGGCGTAGGGCGGGTGGTGAATTTTCGTGGCGTTGCCGTTGTCAATAGCCCACATTCCTGATTCCTCTGTGTCTGGTTTTAAGTCATAGTGCCAAACATACGGTTCGTCTTTATCTTGAGCGATATACCTGGGGTTTTCAATCCCCGCCGCTTTACATGCAGCAAGCAGTGATTCCGATAGTTGTTGTTGTGTGTTCATAGTCTCGAAATTTGGTATTTGATGAAATCCATTTGTAAATACAGACCGCAGATCTCGGCTTGCTTGCGCTGAATGTTGCTGCGCTCGTCCACCGGAAAGTTCGAATACTCTGGTCGCTCGATTAGAGCCTCCAGCTTGTCACATTGTGCCAGCAGCTCAGCCTCCAGTGCGATGGCTAGTTCTAGTGCGCGTTCACTCATGGCTGACCTCCTTTGCTTTTTTAGATTCACGATTTTCAATGTGTCTAGCTAAAATCTCGGCATAGTTTTCTTCGTCGCTTTCTGCCATTGCCATCAAAACTAGCGGCGACGTTATGCCGACCGCTCTCGCTATGCGCTCAAAACATTTTGAAAATCTTAGCTCGCTCTCCCGCATGTCGGCAAGCTCACGTTCGAGCTTCTGTGCGTCCTGAATCGGCACCATGTATTCGCCGGAGAACGCCATGCGCGTGGCGGCGTCTGTGCGCGGTGTGTCACTCATGTGAGCCTCCTTTCTTGCCGTATGCGCTTCCAGCT